TAACGCCGCGAACTCAGTTTCGATCTCTCGGAACTGGGCCCAAAGGTTCTCAAGGCTCTCCCAGTCAAGGGAGTAGCCCGGAACTAAAGGATCTTGCGGTTTCGCAATCTGTACAGTCCGAGTCCGATATTCAATTGGCGGTGCCACTTGAACTCCGGGTGCCGAGGAAGGAACCTCGGTAACCAGGACGGGCGGGACACGGGGTTCTACACTAGGTGTGGACAGACGTCCCTTACGGACCGAGGCGGAGACCCACTCGCTGAAATCTTTCTCATTGTCATATTCAGAATGCCATTCGGGCAACACCGTTGCCTTAAGGTGATCTAAATAGAGGGCCCTGAGATCGAGATCAGGATGTGGAACCACCCCCGCGTCTGTAATGCACGTGCCTTTTGGGTCTGGCTCATATACAGCCTCTAGTCGAGCATTATACTCTTCCAGAGTCTGTGGTCTGAACCACTGCCCATCCACAGTGTACCACCCCTCGGGTGGACAGAAGACCTCCTCTACAACTTCCTTCGTTTCCGGAGCTACCTGAGGCAATGAGATTTCCTCTAGCTTAGTACGAAGGTCCCGAGCGCTTATGACCACATCCAAGAAACACTCCCGATACACCGTCTCATTTAGGGAATCCACCACCTCACTAGGTGTAGTGGCTTCAATCCCCGAATGCTTCGATGCTCGATCAGTGCCTCTAGGTGTCGTGCCATAATGTTCACGATCCCTATAGACCGTCCCTAACTTCTTAGCCAGAGCTATTAGCTCCGAGTAGGAATCTAGGTATTCGAGCATGAGTTTAACCTCAGACTCGAAGAATAGTCTACAGAGACCTTGAACCCTGGTCATCGAAGTCTTATATAGGCTAGTTACCGATTTCAAGGGTAACCAACCTTTTAGACCTGTATAACCAGGACCCCCGGGACCGTAGAACGTGATTATGTAATTTCGCAATCGTTTTGGTAACGTGAAGAGGCGCTTTGATGCTGAAGCCTTTGCGCGATACCCATATCCCAGAACAGATAGCATCTGTCCAAAGGATAATGAGTATTTGCGCACAAGCTCCAGAAGGCCGGCTAAGGATAACCGACCAACCACAAACTCGGCAAAAGGAACCATTGAGACGTTCTCTCCGTTAAGGAAAGTTCGCTTCGCAAATTCCAAGGCCTTGCCTGTTGTTGAGATCAGAGACTTGTGGTCCCCAATCCCGACATCTAACGCTTTCATGATACCAGCGTATTGTTTAGCTACACAGTCACGGGCTATAACTACGTCGTCTCCCAAGACGGCGTAGCCTTCGTACCATGGTTTATCAGAGGTAAGTACGCCCGCCTTAAAGGCGGACCACTGAACGATTGCATGGTGAAGAAAAGCCAGCATCGCCCAAGAACTGAGCGCACCCATAGGCTGTCCGGTTGCATACTGGACATATCCCAGCTCAGAAACAGTCTGTTTAGGACCATTCCCGAACTTGATTGTCTTGGGACAGTGATACTTCCGACCAACCATGAGGCAAGCCCACAGTTCTGCCCCCCAACTTGTTAAGAAGGGAGACAGTAGTACTTTTTGAAGTACGATAGGCAGACGATCGGTGGCGGCTGACAAATCAAATGAATACAAGGAGATTGGTTTTGAGAATTTCTTCTCATTAGCATCCTTCCAAGTAAACAAGTGACGGATCGGCCGCTCCTGATCGAATGTCCCATCCTGTGGGATCCGCTCCAGTAACCCAAAGATCGCCTTATGAAGGCGATCAAAGAGCCACTGTGTCCAAGGATCGACCATGGCAAACACCCGGACTTTACCAGCTGGTTCCGGTTTGAACCCAAGTTTCCCAAGCCAATTAGTTGCTTCGAAAGGGCATTTCGGCCCTCCCGAGGATAAGGGAAGAGAATCCTCCCAAACCCACAACTCTTTGGCCCAAGATTCTATCCGGTTCAGCACCCACTGGTTACCAGTCATTTTACACCAATTTTGCAAAATTGGGTAGAGAGGACTATGCAACCACGTGAATGCTGAAGCCAAAATAGATGCAGGTGATGTACTCTGAGCACCGCTCGGAATACTATCACCTCGCACCGCGGGTCCAGACTTAGAAATCAGGAATGGTTTGGCCCGGAGTCCTTTCAAGAATTCCAATGGACCCTCGCCCTCTTCACTCCACAATGCATCAGTTACTGTTCCTTCCTTTTGGAACAGCTTCTTCAGCACATGGGTAAAGTGGTTGAATACGAATTGACTAAATTCGTATGTCATAAGAGGATCTCCACCGTATTCTTTCGTAATTGTACTTATTTTCACCTTTCCTGGGAAATCTAATACTCGGTATAAGCCGAATAAAGTCGCCCAGAACCGGATAGTCCAAGTACAATGCGATCGAATACGTGCCCGGTGAAGGGCTGGAATGATCGAAGGGATCCCACCATGCGTTCGACCGACCCGGGCCCCGAAGGGCGTCAGGTCGTGTAGTCGTTGACCACCGACCACCTGCTGGAGCATAGAAGAACAAGCCTTGAGATAAATCACAAGGTACTTGATTCCGCCATGTTTGTACAGTCGGTGATAGGTAGCCAACGTAGTGATTACCACTTTGACAACTGAAAGGTTGACTCTCCGTCCCAGAAGTGATATACATCCAAGGATGTGTACCACAGCTGGACGCCCAAGTTTTACCTTGAGCATGGCATTAAGAGACGAATAGGAGCTTAGCAGTCGAGAATACGCACGACCAAGCGTTCGCTTGATGTTTGTGTTTATTGTCAC